GTTACATCGATATCACTCTAAAGAAAGGAGGTAGAAATGACAAAGAAGACTACGGTAAATGAGAATGAAGAATTCATTGTTGAAGTTGTTGATGAAGGAGAATCTGATGAAGCTTTAGTTGTAACAAGTACGAAAGACTTTACACAAGATCTGCTAAAGAAAGCAATGTCATCTTATGCTGGAAGCGAGAAAACATATTCTCAACAAGTAGATGAACGAGCTTTTATGAAGACATCTTTAACTGAAGCCAAGATAGAAGAACTCGCGTTTTTACCACAGGACAATATCGAAAAAGTCCAGCAAATTAATAGTTATATTGACCTTTATCTAAACAAAGATGATATCATAGGTAGGGTATATGAAATCATAGAAGCAAATACAAATGCAGATTTCCAGCTATCCTATCCAAAAGTAGAAGGTAGAAATAAAGAAATAAAACTAAAGAAAGTAAAAGATATAATAGATGAATTCAACAAGCAAATTGAGTTGGAAGAATTAATCATAGAGACTATACCATATGCATATGCAAACGGAAATAGAATGTTATATCTAAGAAAAACAAAATACGGTACATATCAAGTAGATAGATATCCACTAGGAATGGTTCAGTATTCATCTTATAAGGTAAATAATGAACCAGTTGTAGTATTTAGTTTGCCAGATTTGCTAGGTAGGATGACCGGACAAACATTAATTAGTCCATTTTCAACGAATTCACTAACGACTTTCGATCTTAGAATGTTTCCTGATATGGAAGATGAAATAAGAGAAAATTTTTCAACTGAAATTTATAGAGCTTATCTGGAAAGAAAGCCAACAGTTACATTAAACACTGACTTAACCGCTGTAATAAGAACAAACAATCGCGGAAAAAGATATGGAGTGTCTCCAATTTTCAAAGCATTAAATCCAGCACTTAAACTAGAAGTACAAGAGAAAAGTGATACAATGGACTCAAAAGCTAGAGGAAAGAAGATTATATTCCAGAGAATATCAGATAAATTATTAGGAGAAAATGGTGAAGATATAGATTTATCTCCATCTATATATTCTCACAATGAATTTGTTAAAGCTTGGAAGGGTGAGATTGTAGTTTACACAGGAGCACCTTGGGTTGAAGATGTAAAATATGTTGAGCCAAAACAATCGTCAGAGCATTCAAATGCACTTAATTATTATAGAAGTAAAGTTCTGTCTGCATTAGGAATAACTTTCTTAAATGGAGATTCAAAAACTGGTACAGCTACAGCTCAAATGTCACTTAATGAACTAATGAAAGAAATTGATAAGATAGCAAAACAATTATCAAACAATATAAATAAGTGGTATAAATATATTCTGAATGAAGCTGGGTTGCCAATTGAATATGCGCCTACAATCGAGGTTCTCGACTCTGAAATCATGAACTTGAGTATTAGGATGCAACTTGCAGATAGTTTATTTAATAAATACGGTGCATCATATAGATCTACGTATGAATTAATGGGCATGGATTATGAATCAGAGAAAGAAAAAAGAGAATCTGAGAACGAAGAAAACTTAGATAAGGAAGTATTCTACGCTAGACAAACAGCATTTACTTTCTCTGCAAAAGGCGAGGAAGATTATGTGTATGAAGGTAATGATGGTACGGATAATAAAGATAAACAGTCGAAAACCCCTCAGCAACAAACAAATGATGAAATTAGAAAAGAAGGTGAGACAGATGTTTAAATTATTAGCAGAAAATAAAAACTCATATTCTTACTTGGTAGTAATAGAAGGAGTTAAATACACTATAGAAGTTTCAAATAATGGTAAACTTTTAGATATATCGCCATATGTTATAAAAATGGAAGTATCTAGCAACAACAGAAGAATGGAATTTGGATAGGAGGCAATATGAAAGACAATAATATTATAGTAGCCTCTGGCAATAATGTAGAAGTATCACAGTCTGAAGATGGTTTATGTCTATATGTGACAGCTAATATGGGATTTCTAAATAACTATAACTTAAATGGAGTAATGTTGACAAACTCAGAAAAAGCAGATGAGTCTGTAAGAACTCTTATTAACAGACCAATAAAAGGAAAATTAAGAAAAGATTTTTTTGGAAATGAGAGATTTGGAAGCCATGAAGCATATGAAGACGAAGAAGGAAGATTGAGGTTCAACACTGAAACGATTGGAACTCACTATAATGCTTTTATACAGGATGTGGAAGTTCAGTTGTTGCATGGAAGCAGAGAAAAGGCAATTTTGCCATGTATGTTTGGTCAAGCAATTATTTGGATTGATGAATATCCTTCCTATGCAGAAGCTATAGTAAAATTATATTCAGAAGGAAGGCTTGGAACAAGCTGGGAATTATTTGGCAATGACTTTACTGATGATGGAGGACTAGCTGAATCTTTAGGAATTGATAATCCAAGATCTTATTCTTCATGGACTATGACGGCAAATACAATAATTGGGGTTCAACCAGCATATGGGGAGAATAGCAGAATAATTCATACATCTCAAGATGAAGATGCAAATAGAATATTATCCGAGGCACTTGAAAAAGACTTTTCACAAACTACAAGAAAAGAAGATTATGGTACTGGAAACTCAATAGAGATTGATAGATCCGTAGATTCTGCAAGCAACTCTTCTTGGGGTGACGTTAATAAAACTGATCTAAGGAATAAAGCATTAAAAGCAAAAAATTATAAATCTTTAGTGGATTTTATTTATTTAGATGTAGAAGAAAGCTGGGAAGATGCACCTAGTCAAAAATTATCTTATCCAGTAGGTCAAATAATTGGAGATAGAGCTGTATATAATATCAATGGAATACAATCAGCATTGGCATTTTTAAGAAATCCAAATACTGAAAATAATCCAGAGGTAAATAGAAAATTAAGAAAACTTTATGAAAAGTTTGACTTGGATACAAAAAACTTTAACTCAACCCATCATAACGATGATGAGGATGATTATAAAAACAATAGTGATAACCAATCTCAGAATCAAACTAGCGAATCTGAGAGTAATGGAAGGAGCACAGACATGGAAGAAAGATTAAAGCAACTAGAACTTGATCTTGCTGAGGCTAACCAGAAGCTTAAAGAATATGAAGAAGCTGGTAAGGATGCTGAGATCGCACAATTAAAAGAAGAGATGGAAACTCTTAAAACTGAGAAATCAGATGCAGAGGAAAAATTAGTTAAAGCTACTGAAAGTTTAGAAACTCTAACTTCTCAAGTTGAAGAATTAAAGCCTTACAAAGAGAAAATTGAAGTTATTGAAGCTGAAAAAGCTGAGACTGAAAAACAGGTTAAAATTGCTGAGTTGACAGAAATGGTGACTAAGGGCGATTATGTAACAAAAGAAGAATTAGAAACAAGCGAAGAGTTGAAAACTATGATTTCAGAATGCAATGAAGATGCTTTAAAAGTATTCAGAGCAGAAAGAATCTTAGAAAAGCTTGACGCAGAAGAAAAGAAGGATGTTGAAACTTCACAATCTAAAGAGAAAAATACTAGAAAAGACTTCTCAGAAGATACAAAAGTTTCAAAAGATGCTATGACTGATTTTTTAAATTTATAGGAGGAATAAGATATGTATAGAAGATTACAATCAAACTTTGGAAAAACAAAGAACGCAATGTTTACTGCTGGTGAAGCAATGGTTAAAGGTATGTTGGTAGTAAAAGATTACTCTGACAGTACTGTAAACTTACCAGCATCTGCAACAGCAGTTAATGTATTTATCGTAGATTTCGATCCAGAATACACTGGATTATTGTCAGTAGAGAACAATGTATCAGATTACGATGCTAGATTAAATGATATCGCATTAGGCGACAGAGTTACTTTAGAACTTTTACAAGTTGGCGAAAAATATGGTACTGATCAATTTATCGCTACTGGTATCGCAGTAGGTGACCCATTAGAAGTAGGCACTGATGGTAAATTAGCAAAACATACAGGTACTTCACCATTTGTTGCAACTGATATTGCATATGATGATGCAGGAAATACTTTATTAGTATTTGAAATCACTGAAACGCCATTTGCGTAATAAATATAGAATATAGGAGGAAGTATATATGTTTGAATTATCAGAAGTTATGAAAAAAGACGGAAGAATGCTTGAGTGGGCGCAAAAGGTTAACGCAAGCGAAAAAGGTAAGAGAGTTACATTTTCAGAAGAAGATACACAAATTTCAGAAGCAGTTGACGTATGGGCAAAAGAAATTGGTGAAGGTAAGAGATCATCAAGAGAATTATCTGCTTATTTACAAAAAGTAATCCAGCCGGAAGTTTATGATGCTCCAATGGATTTATTAAATATGTTCTTTATGGAAAATCCATCTATTGGTGAATTTGACGACTGGACTATCGATAAAGCTCCAAAGAATACATTACAAGCTTACGAATCAGCTAAAAATGGTAATGTAGATAAGTCTTATGTTGACTTTGAGAAAATCGTTCCAGTTACTAAGCATTTACAAATTGAAACTGAATTAAAGATGATGGACTTAAGAAAAGGTGGATTTAAGTCAGTTGCTTTAATGACTGAATGGGCTATTAATGAGTTTAGAAATAGAATGTTTTTCTATATGTTTGATACAATAGACGCTACAATCACTGGCGCAGATCAAACAGCTACAGCATCTGGCGCACCTGACAAAACAACTATGGACAAGATGGCTAAATATGTTAGATCTGAATTAGTTTCTGGTACTCCAATGACTTTGTCTAACTCTGACAGAGCGTTTGAGATTAGTGAATTACCGGGTGCGACTTTACTTTCAGACCCTATGAGAGATGAAATTAATACTACTGGTATTTTAGCTACTTATAGACAATTAAAGATTAACGAAATTGCGGCTTCTAGAGAAACTGGTAATGGCGATAAATTAATCAATCCAGACAGAGTTTATGGTAT